CAGTAGAGATCACATCGCATGGGTAATGCAGACTCACTACGGCTGGACACCGACTCAATTCACAGACAAAGGGAAGGCCACGATTGATGAAGTGGTACTGAAAGAGATCAACACGGAGATCTCGCTTCGATTCTTCCGGTGTCTTGAACTGACCAAGCAGCTTGGCATGTTGTCGGAAGGCATCAATGCTTGGTTAAAGCTGGTCAGAAACAACCGAATACATCACCACTGTTCAGTGGCAACAAGCACACATAGATGTGCACACCGTAAACCCAACTTAGGCCAGGTTCCGCATGAATCTGAATTTAGAAAGTTATTTCGAGCTAGTCCTGGCTATGTCATGGTTGGTGCTGATCTCGCAGGCATTGAATTACGGATGCTTGCACACTACTTGGCTCGATATGATGGAGGCCGCTACGGAGACATTCTTCTCAACGGCGACATTCATCAGGAGAACGCGGACAAGATAGGTATATCGAGACGGCTAGTCAAGACTGTAACCTATGCGTTTTTGTATGGGGCAGGCGATCAAAAGATAGGACTAAGTTATGACCAAAGCCTTTCCCCGGACAAGGCAAAACAAAAAGGAAAGGAGATTCGTCAAGCTTACATGGATGCTATTCCTGGCCTTCAGAAGCTTGTGGAAGCTACCAAGAAAGCTGCTGAACGAGGTTATATCAGGAGCATCGACGGTAGGCATATCAGCGTTGACTCGGGGCATAAGGCTCTGAACTATTTACTGCAGAGTGGAGCTGGTGTCATCGCCAAACGGTGGATGGTTCTGACCCATGAAGCAATTATCAGAGCCGACATTGAGGCTCACCAACTGGCATTCGTTCATGACGAACTGCAGTTTGAAACTACACCATCAAGTGTTGAAGACCTGAAGTTTGCACTCCTGTGGGCAGCAGCTCATGCAGGAGAGTATTACGACCTAAGAGTTCCAATCGCTGCTGATGCGAAGTCAGGCATGGATTGGAGCGAAGTACATTAACTATGGCCACCAAATCTAAAACATCACTCGGTCGGATTGAATTTCAATCACGCGCCAAGTTCAAACACACTCATCAAGGCAACGGCACACGTTCACTACCGAAGAAAGGTAGAAAGTTAAGCAGAGGACAAGGGAAATGAGCCTTCTCATTGATGCTGATTTCATTGTCTATAAATGCTGTGCTGCCACTGAAACCGAAATCGACTTTGGGGACGATCTCATCGTCGTCACCTCCAAGTTCAGCGAAGCTTACGAATACGTTGAACGAGAACTCAGCACCATTGCCTCCGATCTCGGATGCTTTGATGATTCTGTTCTGTTCTTTTCTGATTCTATCAACTTCCGTAAGTCTATTGATTCAGACTATAAAGGACATCGAAACCGAAAGAAGCCGTGCGGCTACAAAAGGGTCATCAACAAACTCAAGGAAGACTACCACGTTGTTGTGATGCCCAAATTGGAAGCGGATGATGCCATCGGTATCTACGCAACCAAAGAACAGGGTCACATCATCTGCAGTCCGGATAAGGACATGCGCCAGATTCCAGGCGATCTCTACGACCTATCCGAAGGTGTAGTGACAATCACCAAGGAAGAAGGTGATCGCTGGCACCTGATCCAAACAATGGCGGGTGACCAGACAGATGGTTATGCCGGTGTACCAACCATCGGAGTCAAGAGAGCAGACGCAATCCTGACGGAAAAGGGTGCAACCTGGAAGACCGTATTGGAGACTTTTCTTGAGAAGGGTCTCACTGAGGAAGATGCACTGAAGAATGCACGCCTCGCAAAGATCCTTCAAGTGGAAAATTATGATTTCACCAATCAAGAACCAAGACTTTGGTCTCCCAGCTCCGATAGTCGAAATGACGATGGAGCAACAGTTCAAGTTGAAGCGGATTGAAAACGCACTGCGTGATCCAGAAACAAAACTAGAAGATGTGATCACAGTGTTTCTTGCACTGCAGCATCAGAACTTTGTCCTAAGTAACTCACTATCGAACCTAGTTAAGAAATGGCCGACTCCAATTCCACAGGACCGTCGTACTACCGAAGAGGGGACATTCAAGTTTGGGACTTCATCCGAGATCAAGGATTGAATTTCCACCTAGGAAACGCCATCAAATATATCTGCCGTGCTGGATTTAAAGACAGCAAGGTCTCTGATTTAACGAAAGCTATTCACTACTTACAGAATGAACTCGAAAATGAAATCCTTCATCAGTCAGCAAGCAAAGGAGTTCAGAGCTGGTTTCCAAGTGAGGAACAGTACGACGCCAGTTTCACGGACTATGCAGCGGACTTTGATCGTTGAGGAATTCAAAGAATTTCTTGATGCAGAGAATCAGCTGATCATGGGTCTGCGGGTGAATGCAGCTGACTGTCTGAAGGAACTCGCTGATCTTGTATATGTCTGCTACCAGTATGCAGAAAACTTGAGTTGGGATCTCGATGAAGCTCTCAACCGTGTCCACCTGAGCAATATGTCAAAGCTCGGGGAAGACGGACAACCGATCCGCCGTGAAGACGGCAAGGTTCTGAAAGGACCGAACTATCAACCTCCTACTCTTACTGATCTCGTTTAATAATGTCTGCAACCACCAAAGAACTGATCGCCCGTACTGGGCGTGTGCAGTCCTGGATTGATGATCCCACCAGCCGTCTCCCCGTTTCTTGCACCGTGTTCGTGGTGGAAGACACAATGGAAGGGGAGAACGGTATTGAAGCCTCGTGGCGCTTTGTGAGTCACGCATTGAGGTACGGTGCGGGTGTAGCCGTACACCTCTCTAAGCTCCGTCCCAAAGGTGCTGAGAACGGCAAAGGTCTTGTGGCATCTGGTCCTGTGTCCTTTGCCAAGATCTACTCAACCCTCAATGAAATCCTGAGGCGCGGAGGAGTATACAAGAATGGAGCTGTTGTATGTCACCTTGATCTCAACCATCCTGATGTGCTTGAGTTCATTACTGCTTCTCGTTCTGAGCTGCCTTGGGTTAAGCGTTGCGTCAACATTAACGATCACTGGTGGGAACAAACCACCGAGAACGTAAAGGAAGCACTTCTTGATGGCATCCGCAAGGGAGACATCTGGCTTAACAAAACAAAGGTAGATCGAAATGGAAATCGCATCCGGGGGAACGTCTGCCTTGAGGTATATCTGCCCTCACGGGGCACATGTCTGCTTCAACATGTCAACCTTGGCGCATGTGAAGTCGGAGACATACAACGTGCATTTGTCAACGGAATGTCCGAGCTGTGTGAACTCCATGGTAAGACAAATGTCGATAGCAGTGGAGAATATCTCCCTCCGTCAACAGATCGTCAAGTGGGTCTTGGACTTCTTGGGCTTGCCAACTTGCTCCGACAGCAAGGGGTGAGCTACAAAGAGTTTGGTGAGGCGTTGGAGAACATCAACAACAACCGTCCTCATGAGCGAACTCCTGCTGCGGTACTGGCTCATGAGATCAGCTCAGGTATTCGTCAAGCTGCTGAGGTTGCCAAGTTCAACAAAATGGAGCGTGCCTTTGCCATTGCTCCGACTGCCTCGTGCAGTTACCGATACACCGATCTCGGTGGGTACACAACCTGTCCTGAGATCGCTCCTCCCATTGCCCGTCAAGTGGACCGTGACAGCGGTACGTTTGGCGTCCAGAGCTTTGACTACGGTCCTGTTGAGATCGCGTCTGAAGTTGGCTGGGAGTCATACAAACGAGTAGTGGACGGCATCGTTCGTCTGCTCGATAGCACCGGCTTGTTGCATGGATACTCCTTTAACAGCTGGTCAGATGTGGTTACCTATGATGAGCAATTCATCGAAGATTGGTTGGCAAGTCCACAGACTTCTCTTTACTACAGTCTCCAGGTAATGGGTGACGTTCAAGACAAGTCTGATGCCTATGCCGCATTGGATGATGGTGACGTTACCGCATACCTGGAGTCTCTTCTTAATGATCCTGCTCCTGATTGTAATTGCGGCGAATGAACCCCTATCAAAAACTACTAGATCGTAAACGGAAGTGGTCTCCGGTACAGACCACAGCTGGGAAGCTTCGTGAAGGAGCAGAAGAAACAATCTACCGTGCCTTGGCAATCCGCCACATGGAACTTCCCGTTGGAGATTTTATTACTGATGCACTGAAGAATGAAGTTCCAGACCTGGCGAGGGATCTCCTTCAATCCAATATCAAGGACGAGGAAAATCACGACCTTGCACTCGGTTACATCGCCAACGCTATCGGCGTTGATGAAAAGGCTGAAGCCGAAGCGAAGCGTCTTCGGGACGCCTGGATTGCTCATCCAGATCACACGATCCTCAAAGCACTTGTTACCGAACGTGCAATTTTCTTTGTGCTCCTCCCATTCTTCAGATTTTGCGGTGATGCTGGTCTCCGAACAGTAAGCGCTGATATCTCTCGTGATGAACAAGTCCATGTGGCAGCGAATAGCCTGGTATGTACTGAGCTTGGTCTCGATTGGAGTCCTTCTCTCGATCGCCTCAGGAAGGCAACCGTTAATTGGGTGCTTGAACCTCTAGGTAAAAATACTGAGGTCAAATATCTGGACAGAAAATTTTGGCTGGATTCGAGTGACTCTCTGATGTATCAAGGCAAAGCACCTGAATTGTCTGACACACGTAGAGGAAGAATGCCAGCGTTCTTTGAACATGCAAACACCAACCTACCTCAGTATGCTTGAGACCTCTGGTCTCCAGCTTCAAGCTATCCTTCAGGAATTGGAGGATAACTTTCCACCAGTCAATCCCCACCCGGATGATCCAACTAATCTCATAATGTACCGCTCTGGCCAACGTTCAGTGGTCGAGTGGATCAACCATCGTCTCACTGAAGAAAACAATGGCTAAGAAGGAATCAAAAAATCAAGGCGTCAAGCTTGCTATTCGGCAAGCGGGTGTAGGTGGCATCACCAAGCAAGAACTAAATAACATCACCAAGTCAACTGGTGCATCGGCGCAGACTGTTGTCAAACGGCTTGACTCGGTTAACCAGAACCTGAAATCTAACGAGAGGACAGGTATTAATCTTAATTCTGGTGCCGCTAACATGCTCATTAAGGAGGCTGGGCCTGCTTATGGTGGTTTCTACGGGCTAACCCAGAAGCCTACCTTTGGCACTGGGAGGATTGGTCAAGCATTAGAAGGTATGCGTGGAACTCGCGCAAGTGGCGGCTACCAAAATCCTCAAAGTGGTTATGGCTCGGTGACTCCTGGTACGGATCGCAGGTTCATGATGGGTGGTACAGCTATCCGACCTGGTGGACGTGAAACCGTTCGCGGATTTGGTAAGCAGTATTCACTACCTGAACAAGATAAAAAGGTAATCAAGAACCCAATTGGTGGTGTAGGTTATGTGCCAAATCAGGTAAATAACGATCAAACCGTACAGGATCCTGTTACAGAAGATCCTGTGACGACAGATCCCGTCGCTTCAACATCTGACCCTGGTCCTGGCATGATGGCTGGTGGAGGACTTGGTGCTCTTGGTGCCAACAAACTCAATCGTGCTAAATCACGTCTTCAGAAACTTGGTATCTACGGACGTGGTACTGGTCTGCTTGGTCGCGGACTGCAATACGGAAACTCACTTAATACTGGACGCTAATGTCAGCCAAATCACGGTATGACTATTTAGCAAGTGACCGTTCTAACTTTCTAAACGTAGCAAGACAAGCTGCTGATCTCACTCTCCCCTACCTCAATCGTGGTGAAGAGGAATGGGTCAAAGGAGCACGTCATCTACCTACACCATGGCAAAGCGTTGGTGCAAAGGGAGTAGTCACTCTGGCATCCAAGTTGATGCTGGCACTACTGCCTCCTCAAACCAGCTTCTTTAAGCTTCAGGTAGATGACAGTGCACTGGGTACAGACTTCCCTCCGGAAGTTCGTTCTGAGTTGGATCTTTCCTTTGCGAAGATCGAACGTACTATCCTTGAATCAATTGCTGCTTCTAGTGATCGTGTCGTTGTACACCAAGCACTGAAGCATCTAGTGGTGACAGGTAATGCGTTGGTCTTCATGGGAGAGAAGCAGCTCAAGCTGTACCCCTTGAATCGCTACGTTGTAGAAAGAGATGGCAACGGTAATGTGCTTGAAATAGTCACAAAAGAACGCATCTCAAAGAAGCTTCTCATGAAGGTTCTCCCCATGGCTGTGCCCAATGATGTGGCAGGCACTGAGGCAGAACGGAATGACGAGGCAGACATCTACACTCACATCCGCCGAGACAACAACAGGTTTGTCTGGCATCAAGAATACGAAGACAAGATCATTCCGGGGTCAATGGGCAAAGCACCCATCGAAGCGAACCCGTGGCTTGTTCTTCGATTCAATACTGTTGATGGTGAGGTCTATGGTCGTGGTCGAGTAGAGGAATTCATCGGAGATTTACGTTCCCTTGAAGCACTCTCTCAGGCCCTCGTAGAAGGCTCTGCAGCAGCCGCTAAGGTTGTCTTCGTAGTATCACCCTCAAGCACTACCAAACCGGCCACACTGGCCCAGGCAGGCAACGGTGCCATCGTTCAAGGAAGACCGGATGACATTGGTGTCATTCAGGTAGGAAAGACTGCTGACTTCCGAACTGCATTTGAAATGATGCAGCAGTTGGAACGTCGGTTGTCTGAAGCATTCCTCATCCTTTCTGTAAGGCAGTCTGAACGTACGACTGCTGAAGAAGTACGGATGACTCAAATGGAACTGGAACAACAACTTGGTGGACTGTTCAGTTTGCTGACAACTGAGTTCCTTGTTCCGTATCTGAACCGTAAGCTCAATGTCTTCCAAAAGACTGGTCAGATTCCACGTCTTCCAAAGGACATTGTTAAGCCTACTATTGTTGCTGGTGTTAATGCACTGGGTCGAGGACAAGATCGAGAAAGTCTGGGTTCGTTCCTGCAGACCATTGCACAAACGATGGGGCCTGAAGCTCTTGCGAAGTACATCAACAGTGATGAAGTAATTAAACGTCTGGCTGCTGCTCAAGGCATCGACGTGTTGAACCTTGTCAAGAGTGTTGAAGAGATGAAGCAAGAACAAATGCAGAACATGAGTATGCAGAAAGACATGATGCTTACTCAACAGATTGGTCAGTTGGCAAAGACACCGCTACTGGATCCAAGTAAGAACCCACAAGCAATGGAGATGATCAATGGACAAGGCAACACCCAGCCGTCCCCAGAAACAGAAAACCAAGCCAGTAACACCCCCGTTATCGGTTGAAGACAGGGAACTCTTTGATGAGTCCGGCAACAAATACGCACCACGTACCAAGATCGGCAAACCAACCGTTGGAGTCCCCAACCGTGTGGAACGAGTTGGTCTTGGAAATCTGAAAGTAATTACCACCAATGGCTACACTGACGTACGACCCAACTGAAGCTCAAGACGGTGAGTTCTCTGCAGAAGAACTTGACTCACTTCAAGTGGGTGAGGCTCTTGAAGAACAACAGCAACAATTACTTGCTGGTAAATTCAAAGATGCAGAGGATCTCGAACAAGCCTACATTGAGCTGCAACGAAAGCTAGGCAATCGAGAAGAGGTAACGCCCGAAGAGACTGAACAAGAACCAGTCGAAGAAGTTGAACAAGAAGTGGACACAAGCTTCTTGGATCGACTGTGGGAAGAATCTCAGACTGACTACTCTGAAGAGACACTGCAACAACTGCAGAGCATGGATCCTGCTGATCTTGCTCAGATGTACTTGGACTTCCGATCTCAAGTAGAGGAAGGAGGACAGACAGAAACCATCAATGCAGAAGATGTATCCAGTCTTCAGGGTATTGTTGGCGGTGAAGAGCAGTATGGACAGATGATGGCTTGGGCACAAGAGTCACTGTCTGAGCAGGAGATTGAGATGTACGATTCTGTTATGGAGCGTGGTGATCCTCTTGCCTGTTACTTCGCTGTGAATGCACTGGCATTCCGCTTCCAAGAAGCGCAAGGCTATGACGGTCAGATGCTGACTGGCAAGGCTCCTGCTGCTCAACAGCAAGGGTTCCGTAGCCAAGCAGAACTTGTGCGTGCCATGAGTGATCCTCGCTATGACAACGACCCTGCATACCGTGCAGATGTTGCAGCAAAGCTTGAGGCATCTGATCTTAACTTCTAGTTCTCGACTTCTTTTAACTTATAAGTCCCGCTTTTAATGCGCGTTTATTAGCGGGGCTAGTAGGAGTTGGCAATATAAAGTCCTTCGCTTTATTATTATGATTCCTATTCTAACTACTCTGTCAGTAATTAGCTCGTGGTATGGGCCGGGTTTCAACGGTAACCTAACAGCTAATGGTGAACGGTTCAATCAACAATCCCTTACTGCAGCGCACAAGACACTCCCGTTTGGAACACGCCTACAGGTCTGTTTCAAGAGGTGTGCCGTTGTTCGGGTAAATGATCGTGGCCCCTACATGCATGGAAGGTCACTCGATCTCAGTAAAGGTGCGGCTGATATAATCGGTCTCACTGGCTCTGGAGTTGGACGGGTAAAAGTAACTCGACTTAACTAACTTCAATGACAACTGCTATTGCAGATTCCCGCTCTCAGGAGTCTTCCTGGGAGCTTTTTACTAACTGGGTCACTTCGACCAACAACCGTCTTTATGTTGGGTGGTTTGGGACACTGATGATTCCGTGTCTCCTTGCAGCCACCATCTGCTTTGTAATTGCATTCATTGCGGCTCCACCAGTTGATATTGATGGCATCCGCGAACCTGTCGCAGGGAGCCTTCTCTATGGAAACAACATCATATCGGGAGCCGTCGTTCCGAGCAGCAATGCCATCGGACTTCACTTCTACCCAATTTGGGAAGCTAATTCACTTGATGAATGGCTCTACAACGGGGGACCGTTCCAACTTGTGGTCTTCCACTTCCTCATTGGCATCTATGCTTACATGGGACGCGAGTGGGAACTTAGCTATCGACTAGGGATGCGCCCTTGGATTTGTGTTGCCTACTCAGCACCCGTTGCAGCGGCATCTGCAGTTTTCCTCGTCTACCCCTTTGGCCAAGGTTCTTTTAGCGACGCGATGCCTTTGGGTATATCAGGAACCTTCAACTACATGCTGGTGTTCCAAGCCGAACATAACATTCTAATGCACCCCTTCCATATGTTGGGTGTCGCTGGGGTTTTCGGCGGGTCGCTATTCAGTGCTATGCACGGCTCCCTTGTTACGTCCTCGCTTGTACGTGAGACTACTGAACAGGAAAGTCAGAACTATGGTTACAAGTTTGGGCAGGAGGAAGAGACTTATAACATTGTTGCAGCTCATGGCTATTTTGGGAGGCTTATCTTCCAGTATGCTTCTTTTAATAATAGCCGCTCGCTTCATTTCTTCCTTGCTGCCTGGCCTGTGGTTGGTATTTGGTTTGCTGCTCTTGGTGTGTCTACAATGGCGTTTAACCTGAACGGCTTCAATTTTAACCAATCACTGCTCGACAACAATGGTCGTGTCGTTAATACTTGGGCTGACATTCTCAATCGTGCTAACCTTGGCTTTGAGGTAATGCACGAACGTAATGCCCATAACTTCCCCCTTGACCTTGCCAGTGCTGAAACCACCCCTGTGGCGCTGGTGTCTCCTTCTATTGGATAACAATGGCAACAGCAAATCCCTTTGATCCGAAGGTCTCTTCGGTGACTGTGCAGTACGTAACCCCTACTGCAAACAGCCAGGCATTCATTAGTGCTTACGGCGAAACTGCTCAAACCCTGACTGAACTGAGCCCGAAAGGTGTGAAGGTTCAAGCCGGTGGTGCTGCCTGGCCTGCCTGATCATGAAAGGTAAAGGTGGTAAGGGTGGCGGCGGCAAGAAAGGCTGCTGATGAAATCCGGTCTCTACGCCAACATCCATGCCAAACGTCTTCGCATCAAGAATGGTTCTGGTGAGAAGATGAGAAAGCCTGGATCGAGTGGTGCGCCGACTGCGGCACAATTTAAGAAAGCAGCAAAAACTGCTAAGAAATAGTTCCCGCTAACTCGGGCTGAAATCCACAGCGATGTGGTTGGAGTAGGGCACCTCAGAGTCGGACCCTACTCTTATTGGCACTGGCCGGTACGCCGACAACCAATGCCATGACAGTCGGAGAGACGACATCAAACAAAACTTTAATGAGCACATGTTTAACCATGTGATTCTCTAAGCGCTTAGAGAGAACGAACACAAACTTCTCTCTTTACTATTGTGGCTAACACTACCGTAACTTCTATTGGTCGCGTAAATAATACGTCGGCCACTCCTCTTGCTCTTGGTACTGCTTACGATACCAAGTATGCAACTTATCTGAAACTGTTCTCGGGCGAAATGTTCAAGGCGTATGAAAGCGCCACTATCGCCAAAGGCACTGTGCAGAGCCGTACCCTGAAAAATGGGAAGGCGATGCAGTTCATTTTCACGGGCCGTATGGAGGCTTCGTACCACGAACCCGGTACTCCGATCCTGGGTTCTGGTGATCCCCCGGTGGCTGAGAAGACCATCGTCTGTGACGACCTTCTCGTAAGTTCTGCCTTTGTGTACGATCTCGATGAGACCCTGGCTCACTACAGCCTGCGTTCTGAGATCGCCGCTAAGATCGGCCACGCTCTGGCTGAGGCTTACGACAAGAAGATCTTCCGTCAGATCGCTAAGGCTGCTCGTGAAGCTCACCCGATCACTGCTGCTCCTGGCCCTGAGCCCGGCGGTAGCATCATCCAACTGGGTGTGCAGAAAGAGTACGACGCTCAAGCTCTGGTGGATGCCTTCTTTGAAGCTGCTTCCATCATGGATGAGAAGAACCTGCCCAAGCAGGGTCGTATGGCTGTGCTGTCCCCTCGTCAGTACTACGCACTGGTGAGCCAAGTTGACAGCAACATCCTGAACCGTGACTTCGGCAACAACTCCGGTAGCCTGCAGTCCGGCGAAGGTCTCTATGAGATCGCTGGTATCCCCATCAAGCGCTCCAACAATCTGCCCTTCCTGGCCGGTACTGTTGCTGCTGTGAACGGTGAGAACAACGACTACTCCGGTAACTTCAGCACCCACTGCGGTCTGATCTACCACAAAGATGCTGCTGGTGTGGTTGAGGCCATTGGTCCTCAAGTGCAGACCACTGGTTCTGACGTTCGCACCATGTATCAAGGTGACATCATCGTTGGTCGTCTTGCCATGGGTTGCGGCACCCTGAACCCTGCCTGCGCTATCGAGCTGCAGTCTGCACGTTCCTGATAAGGAGATAGACACATGTCTATTATTCCTGGCACTTCGGTGATCCTTGTTGAAGGAAATGCCATTGGTAGTATTACCAACTCGCAAACTCAGAATCCGCTGACTCCTGTGGAGTTTGGTCGGACTGTGGCTTCGGGTCAGGGCATTCGCCTCGACAAGGTGAAGACTGATGACGTAGACGGCAAGCTGCCTTACGTCGCTCCTACTCCCTGATTGAGGTAAAACATCATGGCTGCTTCTGTAGCTGCTGGCAACAACGGTGCTTGCACCACTGATGCCGTTCGTATTTCTGTAGCCAAGACTCGTTTTGGTTATGGTTCTGCTGTCGCTGACTCTGCTGTGGCTTCGACCACCAAGGGTCTGCGTACTGCTTATCCTGGCGTTGAGTGCAACATCGCTAACGTCTGATCTATTGGGGGAGTCTTCGGTCTCCCCTCTTTTTTATCCATCGCATACAACATTTCTGTTATGCCGTTCCCTACCACTAACGCTCAGACTGAGCTTCAAGCTGTTAATGAAATTCTGGCGTCAGTTGGTCAGGCGCCTGTAACCACCCTTGATCAAACCAACCCGGACGTTGCGATTGCGTACGACACCCTTCAACAGGTGTCACGGGAGGTTCAGGCAGAAGGATGGACCTTTAACCGGGAGTATGAATACCCGTTCACTCCCGACAACAACAACCAGATTCTCATTCCCAACAACGTACTCCAACTAGATCTGACTCCTAGCTACAGGGATCGGGATGTTGTACGTCGTAGTGGGAAGCTGTATGACCGCACTGCTCACTCGTACACATTCACTGAGCAGGTGCTGTGTGATGTGGTGTGGTTGTTTGATTGGGTCGATCTTCCGACACCCATCAAAGACTACATCGTTGCACGAGCTGCCAGTATCACATCCTCACGGATTGTTGGTGACAGCACTCAGTACCAGATGCTGCAACAGAAAGAAGCATACACCCGTGCGATGGCTCTTGAGTATGAATGCAACCAAGGAGACTACACCTTCTTTGGTCATCCTCGTGGAGCCAACTACTACAACAGCTATGAACCCTATAAGGCATTGTATCGCTGATGGCAAGTGTAACTCAACTAATACCTAACTTTCTTGGTGGTGTATCCAAGCAGCCAGACGACAAGAAGCTTCCAGGGCAGGTTGTAGAAGCAATCAATGCTTACGCAGATCCTACCTATGGATTATCGAAGCGGCCTGGCACCAAGT